CCGCCGTTAGGACGTTTACCGCTTGAGTCAGCAATTGCATAAATGCAATAGTTTGTGCTTGCAGCTAACACACCTTGATCTAAGCCGTTAAAACCTACCACAGCCGAATTCAGTAACAATGGCAACGAATATGACGCTGCATTAGAGAATTGGATTGGAGGTGGAATTAAACCGTTATTGTGTTGTTCTGCAAATACTGCATTTCCGCCAATTGGCAAAAAATAGTTCATGTCAATGTTATCGTTTGAATCACGGCATTGACCTGGGGCAATAGCAATTACCGTATGCGATGCAACGGAGACATTCATCCCGCTGATATATAAAAACGGTAAAGCTTGGACAGGTATATTTTGGCTCATTTTTGTATCCTCATAAAGTTAAAGCGGGAGGACAGCGCCCTCCCGTTCCATTCTTACGCCTGACTTAAAGGTACGATGACGCGCATACAGTACTGCTTCACAGCAAGTGAACCGTGGGTTTCATCATAGATAATACCTTTTTGGTTCGCGCCCAAGATTGACCCGTAGGTCATACGCAAGGACACGGCCGTTTCAGGATCGTATTCGTTCGCGGTATCGAACGGACGTTGATCAGGTAATTGTGGCATTGCGATATAGAATGCATCGCCACCAACAACTAAACCTGCTTTATGGGATGGCAAGAATGTAACTTGCATACCAGGTTGCAACGCTTGATTTAGATTGAGTGCTTGACCGCCTGCCCAGTTTAAAGGCCATGCTAAGTTAACAGTCACTAATCCACCTGCGGTTGAACCAGCTTGCGCTGTTACGCGGTTTTGAACTTTGTTAGCCGAGATTTTATGGCCAATGTAAGTCAAATAACGCATGTTTCTGAAACCTGACACTCCGTCATTGAATGAGAACATATCACCCATCATGACAGCGTTAGGATCAGATGCACCCGCACCGCTTAATGTTAACTGTGTAACATTCTGGCCTGTTGGATCATTCGTGCTTACCAAGGTAAGTACGGTTTGATCTTCACCTACCGTTCCAGCGAACTGAATTGGCAGCAAATTGGATTGGTAGTATTTGACACGAGGTGTGCCGAATTCACCAATTTCCCAGCTCATAGCATCTTCATTGTTACGTTCTGGCGCGAATTGATTTAAACCGGTTCCGATGATTGGTGGATAAACCGTATCGGGCAGATAAACTTTAATACCGTGCGAAACAGAACCAAAGTTTTTAAACAGCATGATCATTTGAGCCAATTGGTTATAGCTAGTTAATTGAGTCAAGCCATCACCAAAATAACGGAATGGACCAGATTCGGTGTGATAAGCACCGGTCGGTACAGATTGGCCTTCTTCGTTAACTACCATAACAGGAACTGCAGAAATACAGTTCAATGCTAAGTTACCTTCAACTTCGTTTGCCAATTCGGTTAAGAATGATTTACCGAATACTTCGATGTATTCGTCTTCACCTTTTTCCAAGTTGAAAATACGTTGTTGAGCGGTCACTGTGAATGAAGAGTTGAACGCTTGGTCGCAAGTCAGTGTTTCAACTTGTTGGATAGCCGGTTGCCATTTAACAACCAAGCCAGCCGAAGTTGTTGCACGAGGTGGAGTATCAAACGTCACCGAGGAACCTAAGTTCGCTTGGATCTTTTCAAAGTCTTTGAATTTGGTGTTTGCGGTGCTTACAAAGCAACACAAGTTTTGCAACAAGCCAAGAGACGATCTTTGATACGTCTGTACTTGTTGCAAGATATTATCTGCATATAAAGGCATTATAATCTCCTAACAATTCAGTCCATGAATAGTTCGGATAATTACAGGCTCTTTAGACCTTATATCTTTTTCTGTAGTCAGATACTGTCAAAGGACCTTTGTTATCCGTTCCGGCGTTAGAAGGTCTCATTTGAGATAATGGGTCATTAGGAGCACGATAATTTGATGCTTTAGCATTGTCCTTTAGGGACGCTGATAAGCGTTTAATTTCGGCCATAGCTAAATTAGGTTGTCGTCCTGCTCGTAAATCTATATCAATTAGATTTTGAATCGTCCCAATTTTGGAGGGATTCTTAACGAGTTCGACCATGACTTCGCGAGTATTATCTACCATGTTTGCTAATTGAACGTGGTAGGGAATGCTGCGTAAATCCAATCCTGATTCTGCTACGATCTTGTCAAAGCCTTCTCTGCCGCCTTCACCTGCGCCAACTTTCGTGAAAAATTCAGAAGCAATACGTGCTGCGTTTTGCTCCTCTTGATTCCGATGAGACTCTTGGATCCATTCATTACGGGATCTGGTAGCCTCTTCGGCAGCGATACGTCGATATTGTTCGTCAGACATTCCAGGGGATTGCGGCACAACTGGAGCCTGGTATTGAGGCTGTTGGCTATGCTGCGGTTGGTGTTGAGGTTGTTGGTGTGAGGCCATACTGGTCTCACGCTTATACCTCTCGACCGCCTCTTGAGCGCGTCTTGAAGCAATATCATTGACTTCTTGCTGTCTGAAAGTTCGTTCTTCGGTAGGCGTTTGCGTTGGAGCTGCGGGCGCTGACGAAGGTGTTACAGGTGTTGATGCAAAGTTTGAAGCTTGAACATCTCCATGTGCCATATCTGTCATATAAGATTCCCTTCTGACTGTTAACCCCGTCACGGTAATGCCCTACATATCGCGTAGGTCTCGACTATTTTCAATCACTCCTGTGATGAGCCTCTCGGCTTACGCATAGCTGCGTTGACTGTTACCCCGTCACGGTTATAGGAATGGGTTAGCTGACCGATTCCTGCCCTACATATCGCGTAGGTCTCGACTATTTATACCCCATAGATGGGTTAATATCAGTTTAGCATTGACAAATCTCTTGTCAACCGATAGCTTATGCACTTTTTTCTCTTTTAGCGATTTCGTCAGAAATATACCATGCTGCTTTTTTCAAATCTTCAAGGGTGTTGCCTTTTAATTCACATCGCCATAGATATTTCATAGCATTTCCAATATTAAAGGATAAATGACGCGTGACATCGATACATTCGATTTTTCTACCGCACTTACATTCAGCCAAACCATTATTGTAATGAGGAGGATGGTTAACAGAATCAACGTTCTCAGTCGTTGGTTCACAGGATAATCCACGATGACCGTTGTTTTCGATATTTCTGCCATGAACTTTTTCTAAGGCTTGCTCTTCAAGTGATAGCCTTTCACGTGATAATCCCATTTGATCTTTCCCTAATCCGGTTATTAATGCCTCTATTCCCATAGCAATATTTTCAGCAATATCATTGTATGTTTTAGCGGTTGGAATAATTGAGTTTGATGGCCTATCACTTAAGATAGACCATATTGGATGACTATTTTTTCTTATGCATGCCTTTAAGAGTTTTAGCAAGGGTCGCCTCTTTCTTAATGGTTGGGTTTTTAGAATGAAGAGCTTTTTCCATCTTCTTAGCGGGAATTTTCTTGCCTTCTTTCACACCAAGTTCACGGTGTAGTTTTCCGGGATGCTTAATTGCATCTTTAATCCACTTTTTATCAGCCATATATATCTCCTTTATCATTTAAATAAAATAGTATTCTATTTTTTTTCCATCTTGCATAAATGTCATTTTTTCTTGGGCTTTTTCATGTAAGTCTTGTCGTCTTCCTTCTTGTCCTTCTTCTCTATTTTCTTTTCTAGTTTCTTCAGGTCTGCTTTTTTCACTGGTTTTTTCATGAGGAATTCTCCCTTGAGTAATATTTTTTAGAGCACGTACTTTTGGGTTAGCGAATGACCAGATTTCTCCGGTCGCATCGATAGCTACTACCCAAATGAGATTATATTCAATCCCATAATCGATCATGACCCACGCCAGACCTTCGCCTTTGGGAGTCATCATTGGAATGGGAGGATTTAACTGAATTGATGACATTATTTTTTCTTCTTTCCTTGATCTTGTGCCTTGTCTTTCTTGCCAGTTGTATTTGGCTTTTTAGGACGCATAGGTTCTTCATATGACGGTTTTACAGCTTTGCTTGGCATAGGGCTTTTCTTTCTCATAACAATCTCCTTATTTAATGGTAACAATCCAGTCTGTGGCATTTATATCTTCGATACTTGGGATGTAAATACTAGCATTAACCTGTGGCATTGCGCTTCCATTTGGTATCGACCAAATAAAATTTTGATGCGGCAATAATTGAAGCCAGTAACTTAACCATCCATTTCTCATCACACGATTGCCAGATTGCATACTCGCAATCGCATCCATGAAACACATCATAAAATTATTCCTTAATGTTTAGTGACTTGTTGCCCTTGGTTCTTCGGTGGCTGCCGTA